CATTACCGTGCAGGCCGACCCGGTCAGTTCGGTGACGGTAAATACCGACATCAAGGCCGAGATCAGCAGAAATAACGGGTCAAATTATACACAAGTAACTTTAGCTGAAGGGTCAACAAACAGCAATTTTATCAATTATGAGGGTTCCGTTGATATTTCAGGGCAGCCTAGTGGCACGTCGATGAAGTATAGAGTTACGACTTTGAACACTAAAGAAATTCGCGTCTCAGGCGTTGTATTAAGGTGGGCATAATATGAGTAACTTCTTAAACTTTGCTGGCAACTCTGGTGTAACTTTTAAAAACCACGGTACAGGTGGTGGCACAAGTTTTACGTTAGATAAGGCAGCTTCAACCAATTCAGTGCTGCTAAGTATCGGGGGGATAATTCAAAAGCCCTCTACGGATTACTCTGTTTCGGGTACAACCATTACAACAACATCCAGCGTTACATCAGGTGTAGAGGTCTTTAGCCTGATTATCCACGATGCTGGCAATGCTCCTGTAATTGAGGACAACTCTATAGTAACATCCAAGATAGCTGATAACCAAGTCAATGGGGCGAAGATCGCAATGGGGTCTGATGCCCAAGGCGACATTCTTTATTACAACGGCACTGACTATGTTCGATTAGCTAAAGGGTCAGCTTTACAACAACTAAGAATTAACAGCGGTGCAACTGCCCCTGAGTGGGCAACTATAGCAAGTGGTGGCTTTTCGTTTGTAGACAGCACAAACGTCACAGCCGTTTCTGATATTAGTTTTACAGATTTGGCAGATGGATATGACTACATGATCCAGCTTGAGAATGTTGATATCGCATCAGATAGCCAAGGCATTTATTTTCAACTCGGCGTTGCTGGTCCGACTTACCGCACAAGTGGCTATTTAATGAGTGTAGCAGGGATTCGTGGAACAGGGACTTATCACAACCAAGAAACTAATTTTGGAGTGATGTTAGCGACAGGTGAAGGAACAGGCTCTAACGAACACCTGTACTTTTCGCAAACAATGCTTCTTAACCCCGCAAACGCAGCAACAAAGACGACTACGTTTGGTCAGAATATTTATTACAATTACCAACCGTTGAATTGTGGTGAATTTACTGGTGGTCGGTATGACACTGCTGAAGCTAATACTTGCATAAAAATTTACCCCGGCAGCGGAAACTTTTCTAGCGGCGGCACTATTCGGCGTTATCGGCGTGCAAGGTCGTAGGAGCAATTAAGATGGCAAGAGAAGACTATAAGTCGAAGATGGTCGACGGCGTGTTGGTTGATTTGAGTGATGCTGAAATTGATGCGTGCGTTGCTGCTGAAAACGCATGGGAGGCTGGTGCATCTGAACGCGCAATAAAACAAAAGATTTTGGAACTTGAAGTTGAAATTACACTTCGTCGTATTCGTGAGGCAATCCTCGGTACTGATAGTGATTGGCTAAAAAACAAAGAAGCAGAAATTGCTACAGAACGGAGTAAGTTATAATGGCACAAACAACATTAGACCAACGTATGCTTGGTGTAGGGACATCCCTAACCGACCACACAATTACTGCTTCAGATGTCATTACCTTCGCTGACGTGGGAGATAGTAATCTAACGAAAAGAGATACTGTACAAGGTGTTCTTGACCTCGCCAGCGGTACTTACGATCTCCACTCTCAAGGCAGTTATTCGGGAGCGACACAATCGGAAGTGGCGTTTACCAATTTAACTCACGATATCTATTTCTTACATTTGTGGAATGTGCAGATCAGCGCAAGTGAACCGCTGATGATTGCAATTTCTTACGATAACGGTTCGAACTACTCAAACGCTGGAGGTGCAGCAACGGCACTCACCAATGACTGGTATTCGACAAACCATTGCACAAGAAATAATGGCGATATTGCCACAGAAGGAAGACACGGAACCAGTTCTGGCGAAACTGAGATTACGGGGTATAGCAGTACCTACAAACCAGCCGCTGGCGCACCGCAAGCAAACCTTTTCGGAATGATGACTATTGATCGTAAAAAAGACGAAGAGTTGTATGTAGGTGGTATGCACGATTGGAGCTATCACAACGCTGGTTATGCCCCTGTCAGGTGCAACGGAGCATGGTTTCATAATGCGAGTGGCGGCTCTCAGGGTGATATGGATGCGTTTAAGATTTACCCTAACTCAGGCCATTTCACCGACATTCATTTCAAATTATATGGAACCAACGTGACTTAGGGGTGCGCGATGACGACAAAAATTGTCAACGGAAAAGAGTTCCCACTTACGGACGCTGAAGAGAAAGCGCTGCTTGATCGTAAGACACGGAGTGAAGCCGGTGCTAGCGCTCTTTGTTTGGAGTCAATTAGAAGAGAGCGGAACAAGCGGCTACAGGAAACAGATTACTTTGCTCTCAACGATGTGACCCTTACCGACGCTATGAAAACGTATCGGGACAATTTGCGAAAGGTTCCGCAAACCACGTCGGACCCAGTGGCTTTTCAGAATCAATGGAACGAATTTGAACAGGGCAAGGACGGCGTGTCGGACCCGTGGCCTACGAAGCCGTAAGGTAGGTGTACTATTGACCCGCTCACAGTAGCCGCCGCCGTAGCATCCGTCCGCACCCTCGTTAAATCTGCGCGTGGAGTCCAAGAGATCGTGCATGGCCTGGACGGAGTGTTCCAGGCGCAAGACGATCACAAAAAGAACAAGGGCCACAAACCCGGCAACAGCATCGGCGACAAGAATAAAAGCATCTTGCAAAAGCGCGCCAAGGACGATGGCTCCGAAACGTCCATGTCGGCCAGCGCCGCTGCTGTTATAGAAGAAAAGCAACTTCAGCAGCAACTCGATGATTTAAAAGCAGAGATTAACTCAAAGTGGCCGTCGAAACCCGGCGAGAAATCGACCTGGGAATTGATACTTGATGAGCGCAAGAAACGAGTCGCCGACAAAAAAGAACGTGAAAAACGGGAAAAGATTGAGGCTGAAGAACGGGCTGAACGACGGAAGCAGCTTTTATTGGAGCTTACCAAAGGCTTAATCGTTGCGGCCATTGCTGGCGGGATCGGATCATTCTTGTGGTGGGCGGCAACCTCTGGACCGGCGGTGAATTAACATGGAGATTGATGCCAAATTAGGAATGCAGCTGGCAATCATGCTTGCCACGATTGCTGGCGGGTACAGCGTTGTGAAAAACCAGCTGGCGCGGGTCATGGAAGACTTAGAACACTTCATTGCACGGTATGAAAAGTCAAAGGCTGCATTTGACCAAAGGCTCGATGAAGCTGAAAGCCAAAGAGCCGTATTTACATCGCAGATTGATGTTTTGAAAGAGATTAACAGCGTTGGCGCGCTTCGCGATCAAAACCGTGAGATGGCAACTATCCAGGCCCAACTCAAGGTGATGCAGTCACAGATCGATCATCTCTCGTCAATCCATAACGGAAAACATCCAGCAATAGGAGTGAAGGAATGATAACATTATTGTCATCCGTTCTCGGCTTTTCGAGTTCATTTCTTCCAAAGATTTTAAATTTCTTTGAGGAAAAAAGAGATCAAGCCCACGAACTAAAAATGATGGATAAGCAGCTGGAGCAACAGATCCAGATCGGCAACCAAAAGTTAGAAATGGTCAATGTCGAAGCTGACATCCGTGAGACTGAGGCGCTTCATAAAGAACACGCGCAGATTACCAAGAAGGGAAGCCAGTGGGTTATCAACCTTTCTGCCTCTGTGCGCCCGGTGATTACTTACTTCATGTTCTTTACCTATGTCGCTTTGGTTTTGTTCTTGGCGTTTGGGTATATCGACAACGCTATGTTTGCGCTTTTGTGGGCAGCTGATGGCATGGCACCTATTTTCGGGGCCGTCATTTCTTTCTGGTTTGGTCAGAGAACCTTCAATCGGAAGTAGGTTAACTATGAGCTACTTTGAGGCACTCATCGAGAAACACTATCCCGGCTGGGATGGTCATACTAATGAAGCCGGTTTGGCACTCATTAAGAAGTACGAGGGATGGCGCGCAGAGCCATACCTATGCAGTGCGCGAAGGCCAACAATCGGGTATGGCAGCTGCTGGGATCTGGACGGCGATCCTGTCACCCTTTCTCACCCTAGCATCACGAAAGAGCAAGGCGAGTATCTCCTCAAGCGAGAAGTGCGCCATTCTGAAGCGGCAGTTAGAAGACTTATCAGAGCGGAAATGACGCCGAATATGTTCTCCAGCTTAGTGTCATTTTGCTACAACGTCGGATCTGGAAACCTTCAAAGATCCAGCCTCAGAATGCGTATGAACCGGGGCCAATATTTGGCCGCAGCGGATGAACTGCCTAAGTGGCGTCGGGCGCTGGGCAAAATACTTCCAGGCTTGGTCCGTCGCAGGGCAGAGGAGCGGAGGCTCTTTCTCGATGGCTACGAATAAGAAATATCAGCTGTTATGTGTCGAGTGCGGATCGATAATGACATGGGCCGGTGACCATGATGATGAGGATGGCGATTACTCTATAGTTTCAAATTACCTTTGCTCTAAACCGAAATGCGGAACGTACATGCTTGTTTACCACGGCCTTCTCGAAAAATTAGACTTAAAAGAGAATGTTGAGGTAGTATGATCCCGACAAAACCTCATATTTAAGGAGATGATATGTCTAATTACAGCAAGGCTTATGGGCCTAAAAAACCCAAGCCCAAGCCCAAGCCGAGACCCGGCAAAAGGAAGTAGAGTATGGCTAATTTGGCGATGCTTTTGCTCATGCTTTTATTAGGCGCGTGTAAGTTGACTGTGCCGTTTAATGGTTTGTCCAGCACTGCGCCTAGTGCAGATGCCAATAGTGTTGTCACAGTCTCTCAGAATCAGGAAGAGCCGATCATCCCTCCTTGTACAGACAAAGAGGTGATGGTGAAAAAGCTGCACAAACATTTTCGCGAACAGCCGTTGATTCATGGAACGGCAAAGGGCGGCGACATTATAACTATATTTGCCGGGGCTGGTGGGCGTTTCACGCTGACACGAACACGCAACGACACGATGTGCCTTCTTATGGTGGGCGACAGGTTAAATGTGATTAGTCACGGTCCTGTATCAGAAAAGACACAAATTTAGATGGATAAAGAACAGAACATCTCAGACGAACAGCGCGGCCTTCTTGCCAAGCAAGAGGAACTGGCCGCGATTAAGCGCATCATGGCGATTGAGGATGCGCGGGATAGTCTGTTGGGTTTTACCCAGTTCACCATGCCGGACCCAGAGGACGTTGATAACGTCGAATTGACCCAGTTTGAAATCGAGCCGCACCATCGATTGCTGGCCGAGGCACTAGAGAAAGTTGAGTCCGGCGAGTGCTTGCGCTTGGCTATATCGATGCCGCCACAGCACGGCAAATCGGAACTCGCAACACGGCGCTTCCCGGCGTGGGTAATCGGCCGCCAGCCGTGGAAAAAGATTATGATTGGCACCTATAATCAGGATTTCGCCAATGATTTCGGATCTCAGATCCGCGAGATAATGACGATGCCCCAGTACGGCACGTTGTTTAAAACCAAGTTTTTGAAGGGCTCGAAGGCCAAGGATTTCCTTGTCACGACACAGCGTGGGCAGATAGCCATGCTGGGGCGCGGCGGGTCTGGAACAGGGAAACCGGCAGATCTTTTCTTGATAGATGACCCATTAAAAGATGCGAAAGAAGCCGGTTCCCCTACTATTCGCAACGATCTTTGGGAGTGGTACACGAAGGTTGCGTTCACACGTTGTCATGCGGCAACAGCGGTTGTGATCATCCACACGCGCTGGCATGAGGATGATCTCATTGGGAAACTGTGTGATCCCGACAACCCGCACCATGATCCAGATATTGCGAAGGAATGGACGTACATAAACATCCCCGCGATTTTGGGCGATGACCATGTAACCCGTGCGCTGGGCAAGGAGCCCGGCGATGCGCTATGGCCGAAACGGTTCCCTATCACACATCTGGAGTCTGCCAGACGCATGAACCCGCGAGGCTTCTCTGCGTTGTACCAGGGCAAGCCAGCGCCGGATGACGGGGATTACTTTAAGAAGGATATGATTGTCGGCTATGAGCCGCATGAGTTACCGAAAAATCTACGCAAGTATGGAGCTTCAGATCATGCTGTTACCGAGAAGCAAGAGAATGACGCTACGGTTTTGGGATGCGTTGGAATTGATGAAAATGACATTATTTGGGTTTTGCCGGACGTTGTATGGGAGCGCATGGAAACAGATGCAACGGTTGAGGAATTGCTTGCCCAGATGAGCTTTCACAAGCCGATGGTTTGGTGGGCTGAGAATGATGTTATCCGCAAAGCCATTGGCCCGTTTCTCCGCAAGCGGATGATGGAAGAAAAGGTTTACTGCACTATCGATCCGATGACGCCTAGCCGTGACAAAAAGGCAAGGGCTCGATCCATCCAAGGCCGTATGTCGATGCACATGGTGCGGTTTCCCAAGTTTGCATCATGGTGGCCGGAAGCAGAAAACGAATTACTTAAATTTCCAAACGCAACCCATGATGACTTTGTCGATTGGCTGGCGTGGATCGGGCTGGGCCTGGACCGGGAGATTGGCGCGTCCAATCCCCTGCCCCAGGACAAGAATGTCATCAAGGTTGGCTCAATGGCCTGGATCAAGGCCGCGCACAATCGCGAACAGCGGTATCGTCAACGCAAAGCGGCGTCTGGAGGTTTTTAATGTGTGATCCAAACTATCCCCTTGTTGATCCGAAACGGCCAATGGGCGTGACTGCTGATCCGTTTTTTACAAGAGATCCAGTTATAGAGGCGCAAAAGTATTCGCCCGAAAGGATGCAGCAGATAGCTGGCGCATCTAATGTAGCCGCAACCCCTCCCATGCCAAGTGATCTTGGCCGGACTTCCACTGGAAGGGCCGTTGATTTAGGCCCGGCATCAATTCCTAGCACTTCTGATTTTGTTGAGCTTCCCGTGTTGCCGTCTGGGGCAGAAGCTGGCCGTGGAGCAGCAGGGGCGATTAGTGAAATGATGCGGAGATATTCTGCGCCAAGACCGAGAATTAGGAACATATCGAGCGCGAATGTGGTGAGAAATTAAATTATGTGTCCACCAACAGCCACACAGCCACATGGGAAACCGGGCTCACTGACGCACACAACGGCATTTAACCGCTTGTCGCCAGATCTGGAGAACCAGTTTCAAACTGACATGATGTTTGCGCCTGGATGGCGTGATTGGCGAAAGCAATTCATTGGCAGGGTTGGTGGCCCTCCAAACACAGATCCTGGCGGTGACTATAACTATCGCTTGGCGTGGATGTCGGGTGCGAAACCCGGTTATGACCCTGGTAGTCGGGAGATCCACGGGTTCACACAAGCCGATTACCCACCGTTTCGGGAGCCTGTAAAATTTAAGGCGATGAACCATCCAACGATGTGGAAACAGGACTTTTCGGAACGCTTTGGTGCCAACCCAGACGTTGTAATGAGGCAAGGCACGGCAACGCCGGAAATGAAGACCTACGGAAGTGACTTGATGCGTCGGTATATGCTGAACCGAGCCATAGGAGGCCAGTGATGGAAGACCAAGAGAAAGTAATTGAGCGCGAAGATCCAAAAACGGATGGCGCGAAACTGGCTTTAATTAGCAAATGGCACAAGCAGCTGCGGGACGCAAAGAACCATCACAGAGAGGCTTTTCAAAGAATCCGCGAAGACATGGACTATGCGCTCAAGGGTAAGTCCAAAGAGTGGAACAATGACAAGTATGTGGCGAATATTATCCAGCGCCACATCAATCAGGCCGTCGCAAACCTTTACGCGAAGAACCCTCGCGCTGTGGCGAAACGCCGCACCCGGCTGGAATACCGGCTATGGGACGGCGATCAGATGAGCCTGATGCAAGCATCTCAATCGGCAATGATGACCGCGCAAGCCGGGGTTGCCCCAGATCCCAATGCGATGATGCTGATTGAAGATGTGCAAGCGGGTCAGCAGCAAAAAGACATGATGGACAAGCTGGCGAAGACGCTGGAGATTCTGTTCCACTATTATCTTGATGAGCAACAGCCGAATTTTAAGCGCCAGATGAAACAGGTTGTGCGCCGGGCGAAAGTCTGTGGCGTGGCTTATTTGAAGCTGGGGCTACAACGGATCATGGAAAAACGCCCAGAGTACGCATCTCAAATTGCAGATGTTGCCAATCAAATTGCGCGGATCGAGGCGATCTCAGCTGATGTCGCTGACGGCGAGATCCAAGAAGACGATGCCAAGGTCGAAGAACTGAAGATTATGATGGAAGAGTTACAGGCCAAGGAATTAATTGTGGCCCGTGAAGGCGTTGTCTTCGACTTTCCCAGATCAACAGAGATTATTGTCGATCCGAAATGTCGCCATCTTAACGGATTTATTGGCGCGACCTGGGTATGCCATGAGATGGCAATGACGGCTGATGAAATTAAAGAGGTTTACGAAAAAGACATTGGCAAGAATTACACACACTATAATCCAGACAACCCAGATCAAAGAGTATACACCGAGGAGAAAGAAGATGACCGCAATCTCGCCTTGGTTTGGGAAGTCTGGGATAAAGACACGGGAACGTGTTTCACCGTTGTTGATGGGTATAAGGATTGGCTTAAAGAGCCAGCAACGCCGGACGTTATGCTGGAGCGTTTTTGGCCGTTCTTCACGCTGACGTTTAATGACATCGAAGATGAGGAAGAAATTTATCCTATTTCGGATGTGTCGATCTTGCGGCCCATGCAAGATGAGTACAACAGATCCCGGCAAGGATTGCGTGAACATAGATTAGCCAATAGGCCAAAATATGCGGTAGCGCGTGGGCGGCTGGAAGAGGAGGATAAAGACATCCTCGCTAATCACCCAGCCAACGCCATACTCGAACTTAATTCGATGGTGGCCGGTGAGACTGTGGATCAGCTGCTTCAACCGATGCGCGGTGTTCCTATCGACCCGGCGCTCTATGAAACCAACAGTCTGTTCGAGGATATCTTGCGAACTGTCGGCACCCAGGAAGCGAACCTGGGCGGCGTAAGTGGGGCGACGGCGACAGAAACCAGTATCGCTGAGAACAGCCGGAGCGCGTCACTTGCCAGCAATGTTGACGATCTTGACGATATGTTGAGTGAACTGGCAAGAGCCACCGGCCAGCTGATGCTTCTCGAACTATCGCAAGAAACCGTAATGAAGATTGTCGGCCCTGGTGCTGTTTGGCCGGAATTTAGCCGTGCAGAAATCTCAGAAGAGTTATTTCTTGAGGTAAGGGTTGGCTCCTCTGGCCGTCCGAATAAGGCAGCGGAACTTGCGAACCTTGAACGTGCAGCGCCGACAATCTTGCAGATCCCAGGTATATCGCCGGTTTGGTTTGCCAAACAGGTGCTGGAGCGGCTGGATGAAACCGGGCTCGATATCGAGGAAGCAATTATTGAGGGTATGCCATCAATGATTGCTCAGAATCAGTTAGCCGGTAATCCAGAACCCGCTACTGGCGATGCAGAGAGCGATCCGGCGCAGCAAGGTGGAGAAGGTTCGGCAAATGCTGCCGAGAACAGAACGCAAGCCGGGCCGCAACCATCATTTCCAACAACCGTTAATTGACACAATGTAGGTTTTTGCGATATTTGTAGGTCTACAACTCTAACGCTGTGAAGCGTCAGATACCCATAGATGGAGTCGCTAAATATGTCCACGGATTCGACACCCGAGGAAGAGAGCGTCGGACTCGATAGTGAATCGGCAGAATCTGTCGAAGAAGCTGTCGGGCCGGACGTTCAAGATGAAGACGCTAATGCCGCAGATTCGTCTACTGCGAATGATCAGGACGCTAACGAAGAACCAGAGAGCTTGTTCGATGCTGTTACGGCGGCGATAGAGCAAGATCAGGTTGAGGAAACCTCGTCCGATTCCGAGAGTGTTAGTGAGGATTCAGAACCGCCAGCGGAAGCTGGTGATGATGATCCACCTTTCCATGAGCATCCTAGATGGCAAGAGATGATTTCGGAGCGTGATGCTTACAAGCAATCACACGAAGAACTTCTAGGTCTGAAAAATTATATGACGGAACACGGTTTGACTTCTGACGAAGTCACTCTTGGTTTCGATATAATGAAAAACATCAAGCACAATCCTCAAGCTGCATTGGAAGCACTTGCGCCTTTTATTCAAGAAATGGAAGTGCAAACCGGGGTACGTCTTTCTCCCGACATCCAAGAGCGGTTCGATGAGGGTTACATTGATGAAGAATCAGCCCGTGAGTTATCACAATCGCGATCTAGGGAACAACTAGCTCAACAGGCATCACAACGAGCAGCTGCTCAAGCCCAGCAAATCCAGCAGCAGCAACAGTTGGACGCCCATGCTAACGAGGTTAGTGGAGCGGTTAGCGAATGGGAACGTGGATGGTCATCGAACGATCCTGACTACAAATTGAAGCAACCAAAAGTGATGGAAAAGATTGAACTTCATTTGCTGAAGAACGGCGCTCCACAAACCAAAGAAGATGCCGTTCAAATAGCAGAAGCGTGTCGTAAGGCTGTCGATAATGAGTTTCGCCAGCTGCGTCCACAGAAGGGAAATGTAACTCCTGTAACTGGCGGTTCTTCTCCGAAATCGACGCCGGAACCTCAGACCTTGATGGAAGCTATGCAACAAGGTCTGGCAGCGGCGTCTTAATCATTCGTTGTAGAGGAAAGTAAAGATGGCTTTTACAGCAAGCGAACTGGCGAACATCGCCAATGCTGCCATCGATTTCCATTTTCGTAAGGGCAAAGTGTTCTCGAACACGATTCAGAACAAGCCGCTTCTTGCGAAAATGATGTCGAAGCAGAAGACGTTCCCTGGCGGTAAGGACAGTATTACTGTTCGTGCCAAGGGCGACTACACCACGACGATCATGGGCTATACGCATGATGACACTGTCACATATGCAAACCCAGCCAACATCAAAACGGCTACCTACGATTGGAAGGAAATCCACGCTGGTATATCCGTTACGATGACTGAACTGAAGAAGGACGGCATCTCCGTTACTGACTCAGCCAACGGCAAAGGAACGTCAAACCATTCCCAGCGCGACATGACCATGCTGGCGAATCTTCTGGAAGATAAGCTAGAAGATATGTCGGAAGGCACTGCGCGGGGCATGAACGATATGTTCTGGAAAGACGGGACTCAGGACTCTAAACAAGTGCCTGGTCTTCGCTCTTTCATCCTCGATGATCCTACCTCCGCAACCGTGGTTGCCGGGATCGACCAAAGCGCAAGCTCTTGGTGGCGCAATCGTGCTTCTTTAAGCATTAACGCTTCCACGCCTTCAAATCAGAACTTGGTCAACACTCTTCAAAGTGAGTTTCGCCAGCTTCGCCGGTACGGTGGTCGGCCTGACTACTTCCTGGCTGGATCTGATTTTATCGAGGCTCTGGAAAAAGAGATCCGCGAGAAAGGCAACTACAGTGACACCGGCTTTATGAACGCCGGGCGCACTGACGCCGGTATGGCCGACTTGTCCTTTAAGGGACTGTCGATCATGTACGATCCAACCTTGGATGATAATAGCCAATCCAAGTACGGCTATGTTCTCGACTGCAAAACCATCATGCCGATGGTTATGGAAGGCGAGGACATGAAACAGCACAACCCTGCACGGCCAGAAGACAAGTATGTCATCTATCGCGCAGTAACGTGGACCGGCGGTCTTATCTGCAACCAGCGTAACGCCAACGGCGTCTACAGTATTGCTTGAGGAGTATCGCACATGACACATCACGCTGTTGAGCAAACCCTGTCGGGGGCTGTGGCCTCTGCCGGGACAATTACCGTGGCCTATCCAGACAATACGGATGCGGGTCACTTCACTGGCGCTACGGGCCACACGATGGATGCAATGGGGGCGCGTTTTACTGACCCCGCAGACATCTCATTGTCTTTTGGCGCTTCCGACATCACGTTGACGTATAACGGCTCAACGACCATCCCAGCTGGAACTACCGTGCATATCGGTTTGAGCCAGATGGGTGGCGATGGCGTCCTTGCTGAAGGCAATCGTGCGGTAGGCTCCGGCCTGACCGTAATTCGGCTTGGCGCACCTGATACCAAAGATCCAAATGGTATCTGTGAGTCCCAAACCATCAACACCACGGGAACGATAAACGGCGCTTTAGCAAGCGGCGGCGTTGCCACCTTTGATGTTCCTCGAAATGTTGTGGCGGCTTGGACAAACACGGCCACCATCACCATTACGGGAACAGATGAGTACGGCGTAACGGTTGTTGAAACCTCCGGCTCCGGCACTTCTTTAGCCGGGAAGAAGGCTTTCAAAACGATTACCGCTGTAACTTCATCAACGTCTATCACTAGCGCCACTGTTGGCTCTGGTGACGTACTTGGCTTGCCCGTTGCCCTCCCAGGCACAGGCTTTGTCATTGCGGATATGGAAAATAACGCTGCTGCTGGCACAGCTTCGACTATCGTCGCTGCTGATGCTGCTGCCGCTACGGCAACCACTGGTGACGTGCGAGGCACTAGCGATCCGAACTCGGCTTGCAATGGCACGAAATACTTCACCTTGGTCTGCGCTCTTCCAGATCCAGACGACAAAGGTGTTGCCCAGTACGGTGGCTAACCTGAGTGAGAGAGAGGGGCTCCGGCCCCTCTCTTTCTCCTAAACTGAGAGGAAAAAGATGCAGCTATATGATGCGACTGTTCGATTGAGCGGCAATCCGATGCAAGAGGTTCCTAAACAGAATCTAACGGCTCCAGAAGTTATGTTACTCCAGAAAATCCACGGTGGCGTAGATGCTGTTGTGCGTATTGCGAAGCGCAAGATGGACAAGAGATCGCATGGAGAAGAACGGGCTCGGTTAGGCGCTTTGTATGGCGATCAGCAAGTTTTCAGTTTGTTTGGGCCAGATCACACAAAATTGCCGGTCAAGTTAGATAACATTGAGTTTGTTGATGACGATGAGTTGTCGGACGACGATCTCGATGCCTTGACCGCACCTGATGAAAAGTGAGTAAGGCATGGCGCGTGGGAAGCAGCTGACACAGCTAATTGATGAATTACGCGCCGAAGTAGGTCATGCCGTCAGTGTTTCTGTCGGCGTCGATAATTTACCGGCGATCAAACAGATTATTCGGCGAACCCAAGAAACATTATATGACGATTTCGATTGGCCTCATCTAAGGATTCAGCCAACCAAGAACTTGGCGGCGGGACAACGATATTATGACTTTGATGCCACTCTTGATTACGAGCGGATTGAAGAAGTTGTCGTTTGGTACAGCGGCCAGCCGCATCGCCTGGAGCGCGGTATTAGCTTTGGTGATTACGCTCAGTATGATTCTGATAGTGGGGATCGTTCAGATCCACAGTTAAAATGGGATGTGCGCCATACCGGCACCAAGGAACAGCTAGAGATCTGGCCTATACCTTCCTCGAATAGCAATAAGATCCAGTACAAGGGAATTAGAAAGCTAAATGACTTAACAAATATGGCCGACACTGCTGATCTGGACGGCCAGCTAATAATTTTATTTGCCGCTGCTGAAATTTTGACGCGACAGAAGAGCCAGGACGCACAGGCCAAATTAGCGCAAGCCAATGCGCGATACCTCAAACTTAAAGGAAGATCAAAGGGCGCAAGTGAAATCGCTGTAATGGGCGGTGGCGACGACAGAGAACTTTTGCGCGGTCACACGATTATCAGGGTCAGCTAGATGGCCTATGTTTTTGTTGAAGACTTTAAGTCGGGACTTGATCGTCGCAAAGAGCAAGTCAACGGGACGCCCGGTTCCTTATGGGAGCTTATCAACGCCCACATCACTCGCGGCGGGGCAATTGAGCGCCGGAAAAAATTTGTTGTATCTCATACGTTGCCGTCTGGGACACTTGGTCTTCATGCCATTGGTGGATCACTGTACGTTTTTGGAAGCGGCACAGCGCCCGGCGGCATCCCGTCAGGTGTGACGTATCAGAGACTCCAGCACCCAGACGGCAGCACTGCTATGTCAAAGGTTCTAATGACGGAATCTTTCGACGGCAAAATCTACGCTATAGCTCAGTACAGTGATAGTAATATCTATCATTTCTATGATGGCACCATTGTTTCGGATTGGATCGATGGGGTTGCTCGAACAGACATGACAAACAACGACGGCATTGCAGAGCATCTTAAAGGTCTGATTGATGCCGATAGTGCGTATGGCGCTGGCCGGTCTGGCTCGATTGTGACAATTACAGGCGCAACAAACACGGCGTTTGACATCGCGGTTTCAACTGAAAACAAGACAGGTGGAAACTCAAACCAGACCCTCACGATAGGGACGACCCAGGCGGCAGTGGCCGGTGTGTCGGAGGTTTTGTCTACGGGATCTTTTAATGTTACGGCTGGATCAGCGAATACAGCTGCAACTGGAACAGTGACACTGAACAGTGGATCATCTGGATCTGTTGATAGCATTACCGTAAATGGCGTTACGATAACATCAGGGGCCGTAAGTTACTCCTCTAGCCTAACTCAAACGGCAACGAATGTTGCTTCTAACATAAGCGCCCACACTTCCTCACCGAATTATACGGCCACTGCTGATGGTCAGGTAATTACAATATCAGCTGCAACTAGTGTAGGCGCAGCTGCAAACACGTTTGCCGTTGTTTCTAACGTGACCACTATTGGCAAAACAGATGTGAATATGTCCGGCGGCGTGACCAATGCAGTAACGTCAATTACGGTTGACGGTGTTGAAATCCTCAATTCGCAGATTAATTGGTCAAGCTCGAACTCCGCGGTTGCCAGCAACATTGCGACCCAGATTGACACTTACAATAGTTCTCCAGAATACACCGCTGATTCCTCTGCTGCGACAGTTACAATCTCAGCTGCCGCCGGTACTGGCATTGGGCCAAACGGTTTCACAATAGCAGTTACGACTGTCGGCGATGTGGCTGTTTCAACCCCAACTGCTTTTGCCGGAGGCGTGGCTGCTGTATCCGGCCAGCCGCAAATAAATACGGTTACTGTTGGCGGCACATTCGAGGTCGGAGATAAATTTAATGTGCAGCTGGGAACTAAAAACTTTGGTTATGTCGGGAACCCCGACACGGTTGGCAAAACTGCACTGACATTTAAGACAAAGATTTATAGCGTCATTGGTTCAATGATGCACTTCTGTGGGGTGAACGGGCCAACAATTTGGGATCGTGACAATAACGACACGCCTGGGGCTGGGTTTATCAACATGGCCGCACAGGATGAGGGTTCTGAAGAACTTTTTGCAGCGGCGGTTTATCAGGGCAATCTGGCCGTGTTTGCTAGGTCGGCAATTCAGATCTGGTCGGTATCAGCTGACGATGCCGCAAACACCTTTTTACAAGTTGTAAAGAACACAGGAACGAGATCCCGGCGAGGTGTTACCAGTTATGGTGATAATGACGTTTTCTATCTCGCTGACTCCGGCATCCGCTCGATCCGCGCAAGGGACAGTTCAAATGCCGCTTATGTGTCCGATGTCGGCACACCAATAGATCCGCTTGTCACCGACTATTTGTCTGGCCTGTCAGACACGGTAATTGAAGATGCCGTTGCTGTGCTTGAGCCTATCGATGACCGCTTCTGGCTGGCTGTAGGTACTAGAATTTTTGTCTTCAGCTATTTCCCAGGTTCAAAGATTTCGGCGTGGTCATATTATGATCTGACAGATGATGTCGGCGCAGCCATTTCGGCCTTTGCTAGAGTTGACGAGAAGATATACGCGAGATCTGGAGATAAGATTTACCTTTACGGTGGCGCAGCTGGCACCACATACCCCAGTGCCGATGAGATAGCTGTGACTGTTGAATTGCCATTTCTGACTGCCGGAACACCTGGGACGGTTAAGAACATCGAAGGTTTTGATGCGGCATTAAGCGGCCAGTGGACGGTAGTGCTGCAAGTCGATCCGACAAATACGGCAGCAACAGTAAATGTCGGCACAATTGCCGAAACCACATATCCGATTAAACGTGCCGTCGTACAGACCGGCACTACGCACTTCGCGCCTAAACTTAGCTGCACCGCAGCTGGGGCAGCAACATTGAGTAATCTCGTAGTTCACTACGAAGATCCAAATGAGGCCGGATGATGCGTATGTCACCTGTCACATATAATGAGGCTCTTTTCGTCGCAACGAACATGCGCGAATGGGACAAGAAAGAGATTTACGCCACTCGGTGGAATGACGACCCCAGTGATGTTGCACAAGACTGTGTATGGCTGGGCGAGTTTGGCTGGATTGCTTCAGATCCAGAACCGATAGCTGTTATCGGAGCCGGGCCTTGCCATCCTGGCGTGTGGAATGTGCATATGTTCGCTACCGACAATTTCTCAAGAATCGCAATTTCTCTTACAAAATTCGTAAAGCGTGTTATTATCCCTTCGCTGGCCGCGACAGGAGCGCACCGGGTGGAGTGCAAGTCAATGGATGGGCATGAAGACGCCCAAAAATGGCTTGAGTTTCTCGGAGCGCAACGGGAGTCCACGCTTCCAGAATACGGAAGGGAAGCTGAAGATTTCCACCTTTATGTATGGAGAAGGGACAATGTGCCTATCGCCGCCGTCGCCGCCTAAAGACAATTCAGCTGAAATCGCGAGACAGAAGGAAGAACAGCGCAGGGCAAACATTGCCGAAGGCCGTTCTGCAATTGATGCGGAATTTGCTCAATTTGATGACCCCTACTTCGACAATATAAGAACCGGGTATCTCGATTTCTATCAACCGCAACTTACGGATCAATTTAATGATGCACGGCGCAAGGCGATCCTATCGCTGGCTGGCGTAGGCAATTTAAACACTTCAGCCGGAGCGCGGCGTCTTGGTGATTTACAGGAACTGTACGCGAAGAACACGGCCATGCTTGGTGACCGTGCGATTGGCGCTGCAAACAGAGCCAGAGGCGACATTGAATCGGCGCGGAGTGACCTTTACGCCCAAAACCGCGCAGCTGCTGATCCATCAGCTGCTGCGTCAAGCGCCGTTGCGCGATCTGGAACTCTTACGGCTCCACCAGTTTACGATGCTCTGGGGCCGGTTTTTGCAAGTTTCATTAATGACATTGGCACAGGGCTTCGCGCTGAAAGGGCTGGCTACAGAGGTTTAGGGACAGGTTTGTTTAATCAGGCATCTAGAGGTGCCGGATCTTCAAAGGTCATAAGCTAATGTGTAGTCCAACAATTCTCGCCAGCATGGCAGTCAGCGCAGCTGGGCAAGCGTATAACGCTCGGCAGATGGGTAAAAACCAGCAGCGGATGCAGCAAGCGCGTAACGAGGCTGCGCTTGCAGAAATGTCTCGACAGGAAGGCTATCAGGATGAAGCCAGCGGTTATTTTGATGAGTCCCTTGGAAACTGGGATGAGACAAAACAAGACGCCGGTCTTGCAGATGTTGAACGTCAAAGGGACACGCAGATCCAAGAGGCTATCGGCGCAGCTAATCAATTTGCGCCAACAACCGGCAGTGCGCCCGATGTTGTCAACACAGAGATTGCGCGGAAAGTTAATGATGCCATGAAATCCGGCAAGAAATACGCTCAAGGCTTGGCTCGAATGGGCGCTTTTGGCGATCAGCAGTTTGGCAACAACCTATTTATGGCGCAGCAAGGCGGCAAGCTCGGCGAGATCAGCACAACGGCTAATCGCAGCGCCGAGCTTCTGCCCCTCGAACAGCAAGTGGCTGCGAACAACGCCTACAAGCAGCCAAATATGTTTGGCGATCTGCTGACTATGGCGGGTTCTGCGGGAAGTATGTACGGCATGACCGGCGGCGATCTATTCAGCGGCTGGGGTGGTAGCGGCTCAAGCCCTGGCGGCTTGGTTGTCGGGCCAGGGGCGGCGGCATACCACCCGTTAAAGCCCAGTTCTTACTCGCCGATTGTTTATTAGGAAACTGGCAACATGAGACAGAACCCATACAGCAGCCGTTATGTAACGCCACTAGGTCAAGCGTTTGGAAATCTGGCAAGAGATTTTTTTACGCCTCAAAGCTCATTTGAAAAGCGCCAATACCAAGCGGCCCAAGCGGAAAAAGCGTTAGCCGAGGCTGAACAAGTACGGGCTCAGATCCAAGCGGCCCGACAGGCAGTTGCGGATAAAGACAGAGCAGCTGGGTTGTTTGGCAATGCTATTACGGACGCTTTAGCCCCTCGCGGGTCAGGTGCCGAGATGCCTCGTCCTATGGTGGCGCCCGGCGCGGGTCCAACGGGAAGGACACCTACTGGGCAACGTCTATATGACGGTGAGTACATACCAACATTTGTGCCGACAAGCGACCCTGACCTACTCGCTTTCAATGAAAGTAATGTGGTTCCAGATAGCAATGAATTGGTTGGCCCAATGCCAGAAGCTATGCGGAATCCAACCTATAATGAAGTCATGCAGGGATTAGGCCCGATGATGGCCCAGTATGCGCGGCTTTCACCCGAAACGATGGGCGCTAATTTTAATAATTTATTCGGTACAATGGGCATGGCCGCGCCACAAGGCTCTGATGACGATAGGCTTCGCGCTTTATTCACGTTGAATAAAGGCAAGCCAATTTCGCCAACCCAATCTGTCAGCATGGCCGGGCGCGAGGATGCTCAAGCCCATCAACAGGCCATCGAAGATGTGAAGTTTAAAATCGCGCAAGAACAAGCTAAAGCGCGTATGTATGGCGATGACGCAAAAGTCAAAATACAAAAACTCAAAGGTGCGGATTTAATAAACGCTACAAAAGCCAAGTTAGAAAATGCAATACAACTCGCCAGATTAAATAACGCCTCGAAGGAAGAAATAAATAAGCTAGTTCAGAAAACGCTCATTGATGTCGCCACTGCAAACAACGCCAGCCAAGAAGAGCGGGTTTCAATGAACAACGCAGCTAATGAGGTTATTGCCAACATAAAGGCGGCATCTGGCGAAGCCATAGCAAATACCCAGGCGGGGGCCACCGTAGATGCTGCCAACATTCGTGCAGACGCAGACAAGTTCATATCCGGTAACACTCTTGCAGGCACAAAATACACAGCGGATAAAAATCTGGAAGGCAAACTAGACACCAACCTTTCCAGATTACTGGGCGTAGAAGCCAGAAACCGACTTCAGCGCGACAAATGGGATGTGGACAGAGGACTGCAAGCCGACAGACTCGCTTCAGCTGAGAGAATCGCCGAAATCGGCAAAAGGCGGGGGCCGCAAACTGTTGGCATGGATGACTTGGAGGCTCTGAACAACGCCATCTACAACGCACTTGGGGTGCCGACAGATCAAGCGATCAGTGACGGCGGGGCGATGATTGGTGAGATTTCAAACAGGGCCGTAGAACTAATTACGGGACCGCAACAAGTTTCTCCATCAATCGCTATCTACCAAGCTATTCGTGAATCGGGCGTACAGGTAGATCCACCTAATGTTTTCGGGGGGGGCGGTTATGATCTAGAGAGAGCCCAAACAACTGGCCCCGTAAGGGCCACAACGCCGAGCCAGACCCAAGGGCCAGCCGTTGGTACAGTCGTGGGGGGTTTTAGGTTTTTAGGAGGAGATCCAAACAACCGGGCTAATTGGAAGAAAATCTAATGGCAAATCCTTGGGATATGGATTGGAGCCAACAAGGCCAACAAGGCAACCCGTGGGAACAGGATTGGTCACAAACAAGTCAACAAGCCCTCATTAGCGGCGGCGATCCCTTTGATGAGTTAGATAACCCAGATCCGAGCAACAACCCGTTGGTTGGTGCGTTTCAACGGGCCGCTGAATTGGGCGCTGGCGCTACCGATGTTGTTGGTAATGTTGTTCAATCAGCTGGGGATGTCATTGAAAGTCTCGTACCTCCAGCGGTCACAGAAGCCTTAACGCCGGATTTTCTTAGGGTCGAAAACCCTTTTAAGGTTGCTGCCGAGGGTGTGCGTAGGGATGTAAAGCCTCTTTATGAGGCAACAGTGCCTTGGGAAGCTGTTAAAGAAGATCCCAGCATTGGGAACATTGCCACCTTTGCCGCAGAACAGGGGATTCGGTCTATTCCTGATATGCTTGCGGCGGTTAATCCCGCCACTTTGCCAGGGTATATCACGGCACGTTCCGGCGAACTGGGAACGATAAGGGCAGAGAACAAAGGTCTGCCTACTGCCGGGTTGCAAGAGAATGTCGAAGCCCTACCGGGCGCGATAGCGTCTGCTGCGCTGGAACGCATTGGTGGTAGAGGGGCATTGGGTCTTGGCCGTTCTGCAAAAGATATCGGCAAACAAATCCTTACCCGGCCAGCGCAAACAACATTGAGAGAATCTGCAAAGGCGGTTGGCAAGGCCGGTGTAAAAGAGGCTGCAACTGAATTTGGGCAAGAACAGATTGATTATGCGACAGAGGTTCTAGGCACAAATAAGGTCTGGACGCTGGCGCAGAGTCTTGATCGAGGTCTGGCCGGAGCCGTAGGGGGTGGCCCAACTGGTGCGACTATAAGAGGGTCTGTCGAAACTGTACGGCAGATTGCACAGCGCAAAAATAAAGCGCCGGAAGATGTCACTATCGAGGATGTGGCCGAGGAAGCAAATCAAGGGAATACGGCGGCAGCTGAGATCCTTCGCAGCACAGGAGCGTCTGAGGAGCAGATTGCAGCGATAGATGAAACCCGTCAGCAAGAGATGGCGAACATTGTTGAGGCCCGGCGCGAGGAAGAAGCCGCACGGGGGGCTCCGCAAGATGCCGCTGGGTTTAATAACCAGGGAGCCCGGCGAACAAAAGAGGGAGTGTTATTAGACAGGCAACCGAGAGGAAGTGTCTGGGAAGACGTTGTTCGCCAGCAGAAGCAAGAAGAGAAGATTGCACTAGGTGAGATGGACCCGGCAGTTGCGCCAGAAACTGGCCGTGTGCGAGAGCCTCTGCCGGATGTGATGCCGGTCACACCAGAAGGACAAGTCGATGTCGGAGATGCTGGAACTGCTGCCGGTATTGATATGGCCGGTGATGTTAAACAGGAAACGGACAGGAGAGCCCAGCAAGCATTTGATCTTGCGGATCGTCAGCGCCAACGTGCCGGTGAGGGCGTAGCCGACACCCAGACAGCTGGTAGGCCGGAGGGCGCGGCTCAGTTTGATGTCGTATTAGATCAAGGCTTTCCCGTTAGGATTATTGATAGACAATACGACCAAGCAACGAGGCAGAACTTAGCCTTGGTCGAACGCTATGATCCGCGCACAGGGGAGGTTGAGCCTGGGTCTGAACAATACATTGTGCCGGAAGCCCAACTCACAACGCGCCAATATGCTACTGAACCACGCCGCGCACAGGATGTTGAAGCTCGATCAGAGGTTGACCGAGTGGCCCGTGGAAAGGCTAAAGGCCAGCGTATAGACGAGTTTCAAGATTTACCCCGTCAGACTTATCGCACGACAGAGCCAGATCCAGAGGTTCAAGGCGCAGAAGGCCCGTTTACCGATGTGCAAGATCGAGGACCGGGCGTTCGTGCGGATCGGCCTCCTCAAGATGAAGGCCCGTCACCGTGGCAAGAGCGGCCAACAGGCGAAGAGGATGCAATACGCCGCGCCCGTGCATACGAAGAAGAGCAAAAACGGCAAGAGCAATTCCGACAAGAACAAGAAGCCCGTGGCGAGGCCGGGCCAAGAGAGGAAGGGCCAAACCCGTTTGAAGGCAAGAAGACCAGTAATAAAGCGAAGGTCGGGAAAGACGGATTCTATGCGACCCAGGAATATCGCGGCGAGAAATATGTCGTATCTGATAAAGGTGGGCCGATAACATTTGGTGATCAGAAACAAGCAGCCAAATGGATTGTGAAGGTTGCAAACAAAAATATGACCGGCAATCAGGTGTTACAGATTGCAACCCATCCGACTAAGCCTAATCGATTTACCGTTGTTGAAACACTTCGTGAAGAGGCACAGCAAGAACAAGCCCAGGAACAGGCCCAGGAACAGGCCCAGGAACAGCCAAGGGCTGATCGAGGAGATCCGCGCCGGGCTACCTTTGCAGAAGCGGATGCAGCTGAGAGAGCATCTGACGCCAGACGCCGCGCCCAATCCGAGCCGGGTCAGCAACGTGGCATACCGGGTGGAGAGCCACAGGCCGCGCCAGAGCCACAGCCGGAGCCGCAGCCAGAACCACAGCCACAGCCGGAACCAGAGGCCGCGCCAGGGCCGCAGCCAGAGTCTGATCCTACGAGAAGGTTCACCGTATCTAACAGAAACCCAGATCTGATTAATGCTGTAAAGAATTTGGTTTCGCCTGAGACTTTTAGGACGCTCAAAGATCCTAACGCACGGCTGAATGAACAAGAGGCTTTAGAGGCCGCAGACGCATTTGAGCAACTTAATGCCAATACCGAAATAGATGTCAATTTCTCACTAGTGGCCGGAAAAATTGCAGATGAGTTAGAAGCACAGCTGGATGCTTCGCAAGCCGCGCCAGAGCCACAGCCAGCACCACAGCCGGAGCCACAGCCGGAAACAGAGCCGCTCTGGGATGCTAATGACCCACGGGACCAAGCCCAAGCGAGGCGATTGAACACAACAGTTGAACAACTGAATGAAAATGAGCGGATTCGCCAAGCGCAAGAACGAGCGAAAGCTGACCAAGAAGTCGAGCAAGCTAAAGATCCTAACAGAGACTTACGAAAGGTTGCGCCAGATCGGCTTGGTAGCCAGAGCATCACAAACCCAGCGACGAAAAAAGGTCGGAAGTTAATTGTGATGGGATGTTGTGCCGACAAGGATAAAAAGGCCGACACCTTGGCAGCTGTTAAAATGTACACGGGCTCAATGTTCCAGACATTGAAGAAAGCGGCTGGGTTTAAATTCGGTAAAGGCAGCTACGTCCCAGACCGGGCAAGCCGCGAACAGGAAGAAAATCTAAAGAAATTAGACGAGGCCGGAATCGACGTTGTTATCATGTCGGCAAAGCATGGTCTGATTCACTCAACCACTCCGATATCGCGCTATGACCAGCGCCTTAATGAAGAATCCGCAAGAGAGATTGAACAGAGCCAGGAGCAATCGGATCGAATCCGAAATACTCTTGATGGCTATGATGAGGTCTTTATTGCTGCCGGTAAGGACTATAAGGGTCTTGTCGAGAAGATAACCGGCCAAACATATGGCGGCACTACCGGCCCCAACATGGGAATCGGCAAGCAGCGTCAGGCGCTATCAAACTGGGTCAAGGAATCGATTGGGGCAGCGCCCCGTGAGGCTGCGCCGCAGCCGACGCCCGAGCCGGAGCCGGAGCCGACGCCTGAACCCCTTGAGATCATCAAGCGTAACGTCATGGACTCAGACACCGCAGTTTTGAACAGTGGCGAAGAGTTCCCCGTGCAATATGCGATTGTAGAAGCCGATGAACTAGTTGCATCTCAAAACGATGATGGAACGGCTAATCGAAGATACCCGCAAAAATTTCAACCGAGAGATCGGAGCCGTGGCGCCTCCGAAATGCAGATACAGCAGATAGCCAACGATCCCAATCCACGGCTTTTGGACAAATCAGCCAAGGCTAGTGATGGCGCTATGATTATCACAGATCAGGGTGTTGTTGTGAGCGGCAATGGCCGGACATTGGGGCTGCGCCGTGCATATAATAATGACAAAGCCAACAACTACCGGGATCACCTCGAACAACAGGGCTATCCCGTAGATGATAAAGTTAATCCTGTCCTTGTGCGTGTGTATCGAGGTGACCCCACCCAGTTACCACGCATTGCCCGTGAAGCTAATGAACGCGACACAATGGCAATGTCTTCGACTGAACAGGCAATGGCCGATGCTGAAGCCATGTCAGATGAGGTTGTTAGTCTTTATAAAGGCGGTGATGTTGATTCAGCTGCTAATGCTGAATTTGTCAGAGGGTTCATTGATGATGTAGTGGGAAGGGCAGATGAGGCCGCAATAAGACAAGAAGGCAGACTGTCTCAAGACGGCATACGCCGCATCCAATCGGCGCTCCTGGCTAAAGCCTTTGGCGATGAGAATGTTGTCTCCGCAATGACGGAAAGCGCCGATAATAATATAAAGGCGATTGGCGGCGCGATGATGGATGTGGCCGGTGTGTGGTCACAAATGCGTCAGGCCATACAAAGCGGTAATGTTGACTCGAACTTTGATGCTACCCAAGAACTCCTCGAAGCTGTGAGGGTAGTTCGTCAGGCGAGACAAGAAGGACGGAACGTGGCTGAGTTTGTCGGCCAGGGCGATATCTTTGGTAGTGAAGGTATTTCAAAAACCGGGCGCAGATTCCTAGACTTAATGTTCCGAGATACAAAAGAATATAGTGGCAGATCACATATAGGCCGCGATAAAGTGGCCGAGGCGTTGCGTTTCTATGCTGATGAGGCGCAAAAGCAACAGGCTGGCCCCGGTCTGTTTGGAGAAGAGGCGAAGGTTTCTCCAGAACAGATTTTAAGTAAGGCGAAGGAGAGACAAGGTGGCAAAAGACAAGAAACAAGCGACCTCTTCAGACGAGGCCAAACTGGCGATCCTCAACAGGGCGATACTACGACTCGCCAACAAGGAGCGAGATCCCAAGGAGAGGGATCGACTGAGACAGCTGGCGAAACAAAAGTAAACCAGAACCCTACCGGCCCAAAACTCTATGGGTTCCCCGGCCCCCTATTTGATAAAGAAGTCTACAAAGACATCAGCCGGGATCTGAAGAAAGTCCTCAAGGCGACAACGTCATTAACCAGCGCCGTCACCCGGCCTGTTCGCAATATTGCACGAACTGCCCTCGCGGCCAGTGACCAGCACATGAGAGCGGATCTGAAAGAGCGTGGGCTGCTTACGCCCACAGCCGAGAAGATCCTCAACATATTTCATGCGGAAGCCGGAAAGGCCGGAGAGGTTGACCAGACGTTCTTCGAGGCCGTCGAGAGCCGCGCCGGAGAGCAATATAATAAATTGAGCAAGGCGCTGGGCAAGTATGTCGATGACGCTGAGTCGGTGGCACAGATTGTCAAATTGTTGCGCGGCAATCCCCGTGCGCTTCGCGCTGGCACCCCTCTGCATGATGCGGCCATCGAGGTTCGCAAGATCCTCGATGAGAACCTCGAATATATGCGCGAAGCCGGAGTTGAAATCGGTGAAGTCAAGACCGGGTATTTCCCCAGAGAGATGGACACCGATATGGTAATGCGGGACCAAGGTGGTTTTGAGTTAGCAGCTGCCCAGGCGTATCGCGAGACAGGCATGAACGCAAAAGCAGCAAGGGATGCGGCAGCGGCGTTATACGAAGAGCTTATTTTTGGTCACCTTAATAGCCCTCGACAAGGTGGCGGTGCTTCAGCGCCTTTTGTCCGAGGCCGGGTCTTTACAAAGGCCGTGGATAACGAGAGCCATCCTTTAAATAAATTCCTCGTCCAAGATCATGTCGGAAGCCTTACCCAGTATTTGGGCCGGGCGACTCGCCGCGCCGAGATAGCCAGACGCTTTGGCGATAACTTCGCCAACATGGCTGATCTGGAACAGCAGCTGAAGGACGAAGGCTCTGGCGAGATCATTCCCGAATTGGCCGCGCACATCGAAACGATGACCGGCACAGCTGTGCGAGGTCAAAGGGGTGATCTCAAGATGCTCCAGAACATCCGCATGTGGTCTGCGCTGATGTATTTGGAACGGGCTACCTTATCGTCACTGGGCGAGATCGTCATGCCAGCTGTTCGCACCGGCAATGCTCTCGACCTGGGCTCCGCTTTCGCCGAAACGATCAAAGGTTTCCGCAAGCAGAACAAATCCGAGGCGCGGGACATGGCCGAGGATCTGGGAATTATTACCGGCCATGTGGGAGAATCAATTATGACCTCTCGCTACGCTGGAGAGGACATCTCCGGCCAGAAGACGGCGAGGGTGCTTGATCGATATTTCCGGCGTATCGGACTGGAGCAATTCACTGAAGCAACACGTGTGTCCTCGACCAAAATTGGCAACGTATTTATTCGCCGGATGGCAAAAAGAATTGCTGCCGGTGGCAAACAGGCGAAACTAAGCACTGAGTTTCTGGCAGAACTTGGAGTGCCAGCTGCGAAGGCCCAGGAGTTTAGCGCCTGGATGATGAAGTCTGACGGATTCCCAACCGACATCTCCGGCGAGATGGGAGCAATTTACAAGAAAGCAGTCTGGCGATTTGTAGATCAGACCATCATGCGTCCAAACAAATCGGTGAAGCCAAGATGGGCAAACAGCAATTTGGGACAAGTCGTTTATCACCTCCAGGCGTTCACTTTGACCTTCTATCAACAAGTCGTGAAGCGTTCCGGCCGATTGGCTAAACGCGCATTTACTGAGAGAGGATTATCCGTTCCAGATCGAGCCCGGTTGGTTGCACCGGCATTAATGCTGCCTGTACTTTTCGCCTTCCAGGCCGCGATTAGCGAGATCCGCGACGAACTGACGATGGACGAGGAGCGCCGGAAAAAAGAAACAGGCACCACCCGTGCTTTAAAATGGGCTTCGAGGACGGGGTTGTTTGGCGCAGCTGATCCATTTGTAAACCTTGTGCAAGCCAGCAGCCGATACAATCGATCTGCCGTTGATTCACTGATTGGCCCCGGCCTTGGTGCTGCCGGTAAAGCAGCCGACGCGACCCTCGCAGTGACGCTAAACGATAGCCCGACTACTAACACCCAAGAGCGCAAAATGATGAGAGCGTTTTACGATGTGGCGCTGGAGCCGATGCTTAATTACCAGTTGAGCCAGCGGATCGGGCCAGCAGCTGGTCCCATTGCCAGGGCCACTGGGGCCGCAATTACGCAGATTGCCGGTGCTGGGAAAACTAAGGAAGTGTTCTTGTCAGCAACGGCGGGGCCATATAAGAAGAGCGGGAGTAAGTCGAGCCGCTGGGCGCGGCCAACTAGGTAGGTGAAATAGATTTTAAGGTAACATTCGGACCCACATTCGGACCCAGTTCAGTGTCTGTTCTTTTCTCTCGACAAGGCACCCGACAAAAATAACTAGGTTTTACAGTGGGTTAAATAGGACGGACAGGTGGCCGAGTGGCTGAAGGCGCTCCCCTGCTAAGACCGCTGTCGGATTTGTAGAGAGGCGGTTTTCTGCGGTTTTCTGCCATTTATTCTATCAAAATCCCGACAAACCCCGACAAATCCTACACCCCACTGGGTCTTTTGGACCCAGTTTTTGACCCAGTTTTTTTGTGTAGGGTTTTATGTCGGAAGCCTTCCCGATTTTGCCAGTTCCTCCCTAAGATGATCTGGGCAATGGTGCAAATAATTCTTCTCAACAGTGGCAATGCTATCGCCTAATAGCCCGGCAATGGCGTACAGTCCGACACCGTCCTGGGCTAGATGCACGGCACGGGTGTGCCGCATTGTGTGCGGTGTGACATCGTCAAGGCCAAGAACATTACACAAGGTATTGAAACTTTCATCGCAGCTGCCAGGGAAACCGAGAACATACTCTGTCTCAGCCTTTAGCTTGGCCTCTCTCAGGATCTGCGCCAACTCTGGGACAATCGGAATCATTGGCCGTTTTTTATCTGTCTGGATGCGCTCAATTAGTTTCTTATTTATTTTGTCATAACTCGCATTGAGTTTGATAGTCAGGTTCTGAAGATCAACTTGAAACCATGTGAGTTCATATAAAGGCGTCTTACGATGTGCTGTATAATAAGCGAGTTCGATAAACAGTTTCGTGCGCCAAGCCCATTTGTGATTTGACCTTGCAGCTGCGCTGATCAAACCAGCAACCTCTCCTTTTGTGATCCATCGATCTTTTGGCGGCGGCGCTTTAGGTCTATGAATGGTTGGGACTGCTGACGCCGATATTCTTCTCCGCGCAGCTTCATGGTTGATCGCCGCTCGAAGCACTCCAAGTTCGCGCCTAATTGTTCCATTTTGAGATTTGTTTCCCAACGGCGAAACCGTGGGATCATGCCGCCTCCTCCGCGCATATAATTTGCAGTCTTCGATAGTGATATCTTTAATCATCATGGGGAAGAAAAACGGAGCAAGATTATTAATACTGTATTGCTGCGTGTCTTTTGCAACGACCTCTTCCTCCTCACCTTCCAGCATAACGTGTTCAGCCAAATAATCTGCACACGCCATTTCGACTGTGAGAGTGTCGGTTGAATCGACATCTGACGCTCCCACAATCCTACTTTTCTGAATTAAAAACGCCGCGAAACGATCTTCCGCTTCTCTAGTATCTGTTGTACGAAGAGATAGCTTTCCTGGCTTGGGATGATCTTCTCTCGGCCAGTAGGCGTACCAGATGCCTGTTCCTTTTCTTTTAGCAAGCCACGGGGTGAGCCTCGTCTTTGTTGCCATATCTCGATATCCTCCTCTGAAAACCGCGCATGACCGCCGGGCGTCCTGGCCGGATCGATCAGGCCGCTCGATACGGCCCTCTCGATTGTCCGTACAGAGACACCCACGGCAGCTGCAAACTGACTAATCTTCATCATCACTTTTAAGTATGTTCATTATCTGGATGGCATCATCCCAAGGCACCGCCTGATTGATGCGGAGCCACGCAAGACCTTTTCCAATGTCTCGAACATCGAGGGCCGGTACGACCTGATCGATGCTTGGCATCGCCTTTGACGGCAAAATCTCCTCGGGCTTCATTTGTAGGGCTTCTGCGATTTTATGTAGCATCACTGGCCCCGGCATCGAGATCCCTCGAATGTAGGCCGAAATGTTATCTCTCCCTACACCGGCTCGACGCGCAAGTTCGCTCTGGTTCCAACCTTTATCTATCATGGCACCTTGCAGCCGCTTACCAAATTCACGGCGCACGGCCTCTTTTGGCGCTAGTTCCATGTCTTCTCCCTTTGATGGCGAATTGTGAAACTGACGTTTGTCGTTAGTAGGCTTCTTTGACATTTAATTGCTAACCCCCATCCTCACACAAAAAATGTCTAATATTGTCCTATGAAAACTCTCATAATATTGCAATAATCGCAACAGCCTTGTTGAAAATTGAAAGTTTGTGTAGATTTTTGTTGTCGGGTGTTGCGAATTATGCGAGTTATCCACAGGCAAAATGGTTTTTTACCATAATTGGAGTGGTTTTTTACCACTTTTTCGGAGATCAAAATGTTTAAATTTAAAGCAATCCCAGAATCCAGAAATCCGCGAACACGCGAATTTTCGGATGCCATGCGGCAAGGTGCCGTTCTGCACTTCACAAAATTTATTGACGCCTTCCATAAACGGATTGGAACGTCGGAGCGATTTCCAGCGTTGAATTTTTTCCGCACAAGTCTAGCACGTCGCGGTCTGCTTTACAGCATCATGGTTGCACACTGGACCGGCGAAGAATTGAACGTCAGTGCGGAGTGCAGCGCCAAAGGCATGGATTACTCTAACGCCATGCGGACAATCAAATCGGCCCAAAAAGCTGGTTACATTGATAACGAAATGCGCCCAACCAAACGGCTTGAGGATGAATTTCATGCGGGCGTTATGGCTGTCCTCACGGACATTAATTTGCTGCACCTTGCACGATCCATCGTCGGGTCAAACATGATGGCGAACATGGCTCAGGCGCTCGAAGAGGCGAATAGAAAAAGTGGTAAAAAACCATAATTGAACTGGGAATTTACCATTTGTTCCTTATCTAAAAGTCATAGCAAATGAAGGGAGGTTGATAACCAGAAGATAAGACGATAACGATGACGATCACCGACTACCTCAAACGCACGAATCGGACCGCGACAGATTTTGCCGCCGAGTGCGGAATACGAACATCGACACTATGTCGAATCATTAACGGCGAGAGCGTTCAGCCTCGCGTATCCACACAAAAGAAAATTGTCAAAGCGTCTGGTGGCCTAATCAGCTACTCAGATCTCTGGCCTATTGGCGAGGTTTCAAATGCGTGAAGCCAGCGCCCTGCTGACCGAGTGTAAAAATGTATTGGTCGAGCGGCACAAGCAGTACGGCGAAGCGGTGGAGGTGCATCAACGCATGGGTGCGCTCATGGGGCCGCAGCTGGGCATCGAAATAAACGCGCAGAAAGCGGCACTGGCAATGGTGCAACTAAAAATGGCGCGGATTGCTGGCGGCATCACAGACGAGGAAGTCTTAAAAGACACAATAAGGGACGCCATAAATTATTTGGCGCTGAGTTGGGAGTGCAAAGAATGAAGATATTAAGTCTTGATCTTGGCACGACGATGGGATTTGCGATTAGTGGCGAGGACACGGCAATTATCAGCGGCGTGATGGATTTTAAAGTAGGCCGGTACGAAGGCGGTGGGATGCGCTATGTGCGCTTTAAGAAATGGCTCACCGAAATCAAACAAGGTATCGATTTCGACCTTGTTGTTTTCGAGGAAGTGCGCCGTCACGCCGGAACCGATGCGGCCCATGTATACGGCGGTTTCCTTGCCGTGCTGACGGCATGGTGCGAACACCATGAAATCCCATACGCTGGCACCCCAGTGGGCACGATCAAAAAATTCACAACTGGCGCTGGCAACGCGAACAAGCAAGCGATGATTGAAGCTGTTCGCAGCTGGGGCTTCGAGCCGGTTGATGACAACGAGGCTGATGCCATCGCTCTCCTATCGATGACATTGGTCGAATATGAAGGAGCCGAGAATATTCACTAAAACGATGTAGGGGGAGCAACCTCTCCCCAGGATCAAGACGGTTTCCCTTTCCCCCGTCGCTCCCCCTGCACCGACTAAAATGGAAAGGCGGTAGCTGTTAAAAAGGAAAGGTAAAGATGCTTAGTAATCGAACACCCGGCGCGGTTGCGTCGGATCTCCTCTGGGCAAAAGCGCAAGAGGAGAAATGCAAACAGGAGCGTATCGCGCTCGAAGAGGAATTGCTCTATCTGATCGGCGATTCTGAAGATGGTACTCAGACCCATCTTGTTGAGAACTTCCGCATCAAGGTGATCGCGAAAGTCTCGCGCAGCGTTGATCCTGATATGTGGGCCGTAGTCACTGACGGCTTGTCGGTGACAGAACTGCCGGATGAAATGAACCCGGTAACAATTGAGGAAAAGTACAAAGTGTCGTCTAAACTTTGTCGAGAGTTGAAGCGATATAAACCCGACTTATTCGCTACTCTCTCCCGTGCCATCACGACTAAGAATCAAAAATCAACAATCACAATTGAGAAAATGGGAGATAGCAATGGCGGTTAGTCTCAAAAGCCTTAACTCGTCAACGACGGTTAAACCGCCTCGCATCCTTATCTATGGAGTGCCGGGCGTTGGGAAAAGCTGTTTGGGCATTGACGCGCCCAAGCCCGTGTTCATCAGAACTGAGGACGGCCTGGACGGTAAGATGCCGGACGGCAAGACCATGATGGAAACTTTAACCAATAAAGGCGGTGCAGCCTTCGACCTTAGCACCACCTTCGACAACGTCTTTGAGTGCATTATTGCGTTGGGCCAGGAAGACCATGATTTCCAGACCCTCGTTGTCGATTCTTGCGATTGGTTGGAGTCGCTACTCCATCAGCATGTTGCAAAAGTAGGTGGTCACAAATCCATCGAGGATGAGGGCTACGGCAAGGGGTATCTCCGCGCCAGCGAAACCTTCAGAGAAAAGTATCTCGATGGCATCAACTACCTACGCGACGAGAGGCGCATGACGATTCTTCAGATCGCACATAGCGCCATCGTCCGGCACAACGATCCAGAGGTCGATCCGTATGATCGATACGAGATCAAAATGCATAAGAAGGCATCTGCGCTCCTCCAAGAACATTCCGATTGCGTCTTGTTCTGCAACTATAAGGTCTCCACGACCAAAGCTGACGTTGGCTTTAATAAAAAGCACAACCGCGCAGTCGGCACTGGTGAGCGTGTAATTCACACCTCAGATCGGCCTACGCATCTCGCTAAAAATCGTTACGCCATGCCCGACACACTTCCGATGGAGTGGTCGGCCATCGCGGAACACATCCCCTATTTCAGTCAAAAGAAGGAGACAAAATCCAATGGCTAATTTCGGAATGGATATCGCCACCGTTGAGCTTGAACATGACGATAAAAAGTTCACGCCTGTTCCACCCGGTAAATATTATATGCACATCGTAGGTTCCGATGTGCAGCCCAACAGTAAGGGCAATGGCAGCTGGGTGAAATTTGAAATCGATCTAATCGAGCCCAATGCCGGGCGCAAGATTTGGCAGCTGATCAATTTTCAACACGAAAATACGACTACTCAAAACATAGGCCAGCGTGAATTAAAGGTCATTCAACGGATCTTCAATCTCCAAGCCTTCACCGATTCAAACGAAGTCCACGACAAGCCGTTCTACGCCTATGTGAAAATTGAAAAAGGCAAAGACGGTTACGACGATAAGAACGTCATCGACTTCGACAAGACCGCGAAGGAGCTTCTAGCTCCTGTCCAGACCGGCACTCCAACGCCGGTAGCGGCTGCACCAGCAGTTGAACCTCCTGCTACTGGTGCAGCGCCGTCAACTTCAACGCAGCCGGGGTCTGGTGTGCCTCCCTGGCAACAGACTTAGGCGCGAGTTGATGATTACTTGGGGCCGCCGTCACTTACCTCTTGGCGGCGGCTCCTTTTTTTCTGGAGTACAAAATGGCCGCGATTTCTCAACCCCTACTACCGACAATTGAACGGATCTACCAAGCCTACCGCATCAAAGCCGACAACGGCTGGCGGCAGCACCTGGGCGCATCTGTCATTGGCCGGGAGTGTGACCGAGAACTCTGGTCGATCTTCCGATGGGTCACTATCGCAGACCATGAAGGCAGAATCTTACGACTGTTTGATACGGGCAACCATGAGGAGCCCCGGTTCGTGCGCGACATCCGCGCCACGGGTGCGACTTGCATGGATGTTGATCCCGACACTGGACGGCAATGGCGTGTCTCCGCACACGGTGGACATTTTGGCGGCTCAATGGACGCCGCAATCCACGGGCTGATCGAAGCGCCAGCCACATGGCACGTTGGCGAGTTTAAAACGCACAACGACAAATCATTTCAGCGACTAAAAAAGGACGGCGTCGAGAAGGCCAAGCCGGAGCATTTCATCCAGATGCAAATCTATATGCACCTGACCGAGATGCACCGCGCCTTCTACCTCGCGGTCAATAAGAACACAGACGAACTGTACGGTGAGCGAGTCAAGTACGACAAGGAGCTATCGGATCGCGTCATGGAGAAGGCTGGCCGGATAATCAATTCCGCAACGCCGCCAACGCGCATGAGCGACGATCCGAGTTTCTACAAATGCAAATGGTGCGACCACTGGGAGAACTGCCACGGCGGTCAGCTGCCAGCGCGGAACTGTCGGACCTGTATGCACTCGACGCCAGCACATGACGGCACTTGGCTTTGCGAACACGGCAAAGAGCCAGTGGAGATCGGGTTGCAGCTGCAAATGGAGGGCTGCACCAAACACCGTTTTATTCCCCAGCTGGTGACCGGGGAGCAAACCGATATCGACGGAGAGGACATTATATATGAGCTACGAAACGGTGAACTCTACACAGATCGAGGACAACGTGATTGAGTTGCGGCCTTATCAAAACGGCGCGATTCAATCACTCTATAAATTCTGGCAAGACGCAAAGGGCAACCCGCTCATTGTCTTGCCGACAGGCACAGGCAAGAGCGTTGTCCTGGCGCAGTTTATCCGTGAGGCACTCCAATGGGGCAATACCAGAATTGTTGTCCTCACCCATGTAAAGGAACTGATCGAACAGGACTACGCCGAGACTATGGGCCTGTTTCCCCAATGTCCGAGCGGCATCTACTCCGCTGGCATGGGACGGCGCGACATCAACGCCCAGGTTCTCTTCGCCGGTATCCAATCGATCTATAAGCGCGCCTACGAATTAAAGTGGGCTGATCTTATTATCATCGATGAGGCGCACCTTATACCCACGAACAGCGACACGATGTATCGCCGGTTCCTAGATGACATAAAAGAGATCAATCCGCTGGTGAAGTTTGTCGGCCTGACCGCCACACCTTATCGGATGGATTCGGGGATGCTCACTAGCGGCGAGAACGCACTCTTCGATGGGATCTCTTACGAGGCTCCGCTTTCTGACATGATCGAGCAAGGCTACCTCTCCCCTTTGATCAGTAAATCGCCAGACACAAAACTCGACATCAGTGATGTAGGCAAGCGCGGCGGGGAATACATACCGCAGCAGCTGCAAGCCGCCGTTGATATCGAGGAAGTCACCCGCGCAGCCGTCGATGAGATCGTGGCCTACGGCCATGATCGCAAAAGCTGGGCGCTGTTCTGTAGTGGCGTTGATCACGCTTTCAACGTGCGCGACGAAGTCAGATCGAGAGGAATCAAATGCGAAACCATCGTTGGAGACACAGACAAAGACGAACGCGCTCGAATAATCGCCGACTTCAAGGATCAGAAGATCCAGGCCATAGCCTCGATGAATGTGCTAACGACAGGCTTCAACGCGCCACAGCTGGATCTGATCGCGATGCTCCGGCCAACAGCATCAACCGGGCTCTATGTCCAGATGGCGGGACGGGGAACGAGGAACGCACCCGGCAAGACTAACTGCCTTGTTTTAGACTTCGCTGGCAACGTGGAGAGGCACGGGCCGGTGGATCTTGCAGAAGGCCGGAGCAAGGAAAAGCGCGGAGATGGCAGCGCGCCATGCAAGGTTTGTCCTCAGTGTAAATCTTATGTGCTGATCGCGCTGCCGCTTTGCCCCGATTGTGGTTATGAGTTCCCCCCGGCTGAGACAAAGATCGATGCCACGGCCTCGTTCGCTGACATCCTGTCGGACTCGAAGAAACCCAGATGGCACAAAGTCACTCACGCTCAGTACGCGCTCCATAACAAACCGGGCAAGCCGCCATCCATGCGCGTCACTTACTTCGATGGGCTTATCACCGTCGCCGTCGAGTGGATCTGCTTCCAACACGAAGGTTACGCCAGAACCAAGGCCGAGAAGTGGTGGGCTGGCCGGATGCCAGAACGCCCCTGCCCAAACTTGGTGAAGCAAGCGATATTACAAAGCGGAGCCCTGCCGACGCCGTCGAGGATCTGGGTCAAGCAAGACGGCAAGTTTTCCAAGATCACCGATTACGATTTCGATTTTCTCTATGAGATGGATCACCGATGAAAAATGATTTGCCACATCTGCACCCGTGAAAGCCGGGGGTTTAGATTCTCTCCGGCAGTCGCTAAGAGGCCGGGCAATGACACTTACTACTGTTCGATGAGGTGCTTGAAGATGCGAGATAAGACTAAGAGCGAAACAGAAGCCCTGGAAGGGGCCAGCCGGTATGGCGGCGAATACTTCGAGGAACAAGGCATCGCCGTCAGCTGCTCACGCGAACAGTGGATGCAATTTATCGAATGTGTCGTAACCGGCTGGACGGACACACTCAGAAACAAAACCGATGATGCGGATCTGCCAATATGAGCGCCTTTGCCAAGGCCGGTATCGATCTGATTGACGCCGGGTATTCGGCCATTCCCATACTGCCAGGTGAAAAAAGGCCCGGCAGATTTGTGAATCAGCAATGGGTAGGCATGAGCGGCTGGCAAAAATACTGTTCGCAGCTGCCCACAAGGTTTGAATACCAGCAATGGGAGCAATGGCCCGACGCTGGTGTTGGCTTGGCGCTCGGCGAAAAGAGCGGCGTTGTAGCCGGTGACTTCGATTACGGATCGCCGGAGGTTCGAGCCGCTGTTGAGGCCGTGCTGCCGCCAAGCCCGGTCAGAAAGAGAGGCGCGAAAGGCTATATCAGTTTCTTCCGGTACTCTGGCGAGAAGCCAAAAAAATGGTTCATTAATAATGAGAGTGTGTTCGAGCTACTGAGCCACGGGAACCAAACAGTCATGCCGCCGTCGCTGCATCCTGATGGCATGACCTACACATACCTGACCAATGATTCACTACTGGACGTTGCGCTCGAAGACCTCCCGCGCTTGCCGGAAGACATCCACGCCAGGATCACGGCTGCGCTTCAGCCGTTCATGGATGATACAGATCGCGAGAGAAACGAGCGTGATGTGAAGCGTTCAGATCCAGATCCAGACGGCGCACAAACGATCTGGCAAGAGATCAACGAAACCGCACTATTGAATCTCTCACTATGGGTGCCGCGACTTTTCCCAGATACCAAGCAGCGCCACGATGGAAGCTACCGAGTGATCGCCCACTGGCGCGGTGTCGAGAATCCGAACGTATCAATTCACCCAGAAGGCATCATGGATTGGGGGGCCGGTAAGGGTCACACCGCCATCGATGTGGTCATGTTGGCAAGCAGCTGTGACCTCGAAACAGCCGCAAATACCCTAAAAGGGTGGCTGAGAATGACCTCTCACGTCGATCTCCTCGATACTATGCCCGACATTTCTCTCTCAGCTGTACGAGAGAGCCCGAAAAAAACGGTGATTTTAGACCAAATCCACAAATCGAAGGCTTTCGACAAGCCGCCCGGCATACTGGGCGACATATGCGAATGGATGGAATTGACCGCTCCCAGGCCGCAACCAACCCTATACCTGGGCGCGGCACTCGCCATGCTAGGGGCCGTGATGGGCCGCAAGTACGAAACACCCAGCGGCCTTCGTTCAAACATCTATTGTATCGGTATCGCACCCTCTGGCGCCGGGAAGAATCACGCCATCAATTGCGTGGATCGATTGCTCACTGAGGCCATGCTCGACAACTACCTGGGCGGCTCAAAGATCGGCAGCGGCCCGGCCATGATTGCAGCCGTATCAAGACAGCCAGCAATCCTGTTTCAGCTGGATGAGTTTGGCATGATGATGGGCCACATGGCCGATAGTGAAAGGGCTCCGGCGCACCTCCGGCAGATCCTCGATAACATGACCGAGCTTTATTCAGCTGCTAACCGTAAATTCCGCGGTATCGAGTATGCGGATGAAAACAGAGAACGGCGGGAGATCGAGCATCCGAATATGTGCATCCACGGACTCAGCACACCGGGCAGTTTCTACAATTCACTATCGAGCGCCAACAGCCTTGAAGGTTCACTGTCACGGCTGCTGATCTTCCAGACTGAGGACATACCCTATGCGGCTAAGTCACGCACTGTGGCGACTCCAAAAGCCGTTCTGGCGCACCTTCAGCAGATACATGAGATTGGCGAGGATCAGGTGCGCGGCATGGGCAATGTGGCAACGCAGCAGCACGTTCCCTCACCCATGACCGTGCCGGTTACAAACGAGGCGCAAGCGTACATCGATGAGCGATCACGGGATCTGGTCGATCAACAGCGCGAAATCACAAACACGGTGGCCGAGCCGATTCTCACACGCATCATGGAAAACGCGCTCAAAATTGCTTTGATCGGTGCCGGAAGCATCGATCCTGTCGCGCCAAAGATTGACCTAAGTCTGATTCACTGGGCGTACCATATTAGTGAACGCTGCGCCGATACGATTACGCGCCACATCATCGAACACATGGCCGATAACAAGATCGAGGCCGAGCGCAAACGGATCAAACGCATCATTATGAAGGCCGGGGGGCTCACTAAGTCGGATCTGGTTCTCCGCACCAGATGGCTGGAGCGCCGACGGCGTGAAGAGATACTGGCCGATATGGTCGAACATGGAGAGCTAACAGCCGTGATTGAGGAGGGTCGGACCAAACCAATCACTAAATACAAGGTGAAATAAGAGATAATTGTATACCGTACAATTATCTTACAATTATTTAAGTATATGATTTATATATATTATTCTTAATAATTGTAATAATTGTCTATAAATAGGGGGGTAGCGTCATATTCCAAAATGAGGATCAGAGAGGCAGAATATGGTGACCCCCCCAAAAAATGACAATTATTACAATTATCTCGATTCGGACCAATGAAAACAACGACTTAGATAATTGTAAGAAAATTGTATGAAAAACAATTATTACAATTAACTAAGTTTCACTGTTTAGTTTCAATCACTTAGAAAAATACAGTTATTTCATGGCTGGATGGAAGCGCAGATCGGTAAATATCGAGGGAAACAAGGTCAATCATAACTACGATTGGACCGTGGGTCATGCAGCTGCAATCCTCGATCTGCTGGACGATGGGCTATTCCGCACCCAAACCCAGATCCGCAAGTCACTATCGATGGACAGAGATATTCTCCACGGCACGTTGGCTCGGCTGCTGCGCCTCGAAGGGGTCGAGCGGTATCAAAAGCCCAAGGTCGATCTGCGCCTGGGGGCCGGTGTGCGTGAGGCCGGATGGCTGTACCGAATCACCGACAAAGGACGCAAAAGAAAACCCCGGCCTGGACCGGGGTGATAAGACCGTGTTACCGTCGCGTGTTTGAAGTTACTGAGAGGCGTCTAGGGTTGCAGCCCTGGGCGCTTCTGCTTTATGCGCTGTTCATTTGACCAGCGCGGCGTAAGACCCTCGACCTCTCTGTCTGTGAGAGTTCGTGGATAACATTCAAAACCTTGATCGCATATTTGCGTTCGTGTTCGGCAGTGAATGTTTTCTGTCTTGGTTTTTTCAAACCAAGTTTTTTGAGGGTGTCAGGATCGAGTTCGTTTATGTTCATCCTTCTTTCCTCCAGTACCCGTAAACACACCGGGTGCCTTCGCGGCTGCAATCGTAAGTGTCGTGAAGCACACCATCGATGTAAGCAGCATTGTGTTTAGAAAGAGATAGAACCAAACGACCCGTGGTCGGCAGTTCATCACTTTTCAGATGAACCTGACAACCTGACCCGATGGACATGAGCGGCACCCAGGTAAAACCCAAGCTGGTCATGTAGTCCTTAAACCACTTGCGCTGGGTGTAGATGCCGTTCCTCGCGCTGCGGGTCCGCTTTGCAGTGCGCTTTGATTTGCGCTGCGCGGCGTTGCCTTCAGCAAGAGTATCGTAGACCTCTTTGTAGTCGAGGCCAGATGCGATGGCGACGGCACGGGTGACACAGTCACCAGCACGGCCCTTAAAGTAAGCCGAGCGGCCACCATCGTTTTCTTGGAATGTTACCATGACAATCTCCCTTCATGGTGAGAGCCACGGCAACACGGTCAATATTCAAAGTGTAAAATAGCGACGGGATTTGCCCCGCTTGTTGACCCATTATAACACGCGACTTTTTGAAAAACGGCTGAAAGCCCCAGAAACACTCGGGTTTTTGGGAGTCGGAAAATTAAGTCACTGATTTTGAATCCGAAAAAATGAAATGATTCTCGAAGAAATCGTTTTTTCGGGTTTTTCGGGATTTTTGAAAATTGGCAAAAAAATACCCCCCAGCCGGGGCCGGGGGGTGATGGCCGATTAGGCCGTTGTTTTGGTGATCGCTTTGGTTAGATCATCCCTTATAAAGTAGCCGACACTACCCAACTCTGTTTGGCCTTCGACAAACGCTTTAAGCAATTCATAGTGCCGTCGGGATACAAGTTCGCCGACATAGGCGTCTTCACCGCCGCTGTTTGTCCAGTGGCTTTCGCTGCCGCCAGCAGCTGCCGTATCGGCGGCGTGGTAATCAGCATTACCACGGGCGCGGTCATAGCGTTCTTTGGCAAGCGGTAAGGCTTGCTTGGCTTGTTCGCGCAATGCCTCGTCAGCAAGGCACTCTTTATGTTCGTCCATCAATTCATCACGGATGCTCATCACCTTTCTCCCCTACGCTTCTCAGCGGCATACGCTTGCGCGTCGTTCCATGCTGTTGGAAAAATCTTGTCGAAAGTCTTTTCGCGCTGATGCCCAGGATTGTTTTGATCTGGGTAGCTCACAAGGAAAGCAGAGCCGTGATCCTGTATTTGAACAGGGCCATGCTCAGTGAATTTGGTTTGGACAATTCGCATCATCCTTCTCCCTTTGTCTCATTAACTACAGATTGAAGGGTGTAATTTTTCATATCATCCAGAACGTCATACGCCATTTCACGCAGGTCATCGTGGTAAGGCTCAAAGTCAAAGTTGGACCGCTCGCTGGCATCTACTGAATTGACCTCTAGAAACAAGTCTTCAATAGCGTCTTGCACTTTGTCTTGCAGTACATCGCCGATTTTTTCTGAGCGCAAACCCATGCCAGAAATGTATGTGGCAATCGTGTTTCCGGTGCAGCCATCCATCAAATCTGACAGTAAGTCTTGGTCACACCACGTTGACGGTTTTTTATAGTCGCCTGTTCGCTCATCGTACTTTTCATCAGACGTTGGCATCAATGACACATCACCATCGCGCCGCACTGGTTCTGCCAGCATCTTTGTCTCACCCAACCAGTCATTAACGAGCGTATGAATTACAGTGTAGACTTGCGACCAATCGTCATTAGGCGTTGGTAATCTTTCCATCATCCTTCTCCCCGCTTCTTCTTCTCTGCCTCCCAATCCCTCAACGCTGTTGAGGTCGCAAAAGAAATGATATCCTCCGCTGCCTCCTCGGTTGGGGCTATCGCGTACAGCCCGTGCATTAAAGTCGTTAAAATTCCGGCGAACACATCGTTAGGCCGATAGTCTTTGCCGTTGTTGTCAGCAGCTTCGAGGACATCGAGGGCCAGTTCACGCCCAAAGGCGTAGCCATTTTCAATTTGTTTGGTCATCTAACCTCTCCCGCAATGATTTTTCACTACATTCAACGCAAAAACAACAGAGCCCGGTACTTTCACTCTGCCTGTTTCCCAATTTTTCACTGACCTGTAATCCACTCGGATTTTTTCACTCAGTTCCTTTCGCCATTCACTGCCGAAAATTTCACTGCAAGCCTCGGCGAACTTTTCCGGCGGCAGGGGATATGGTAAGCAATTATTTATCGTCATCAGTGTGGTTCCTTTCTCCATGCGACGGTCACGGGCTGGGAGGTGTGGTAGCCTCGCCAGCCCATCCCGTCAGTTGATAAGAATCTTTAAAATCGGCAATCCGAAAATCACGACCACGGCCAGCACGATCAGCGCCAGGGCGTCGGCCAGATCGGCGAGAAATGCTTTCACATTTCCCCCCAGCCAGCGGATCGTAGCGCGGCGTTATCGGCCTCGATGGTTTCCTCGTGCTGCTCAATCCGGCGCATCTCAGCCGGATCAGCCGCGCACTTGTCGCACACGGCACGACCCCCGAAAGGGTTGGTATTCCCGCAAGAAACCTCGACCTCGCGATGCGAGAAGCCACGGGGAATGTAAAAAGTCTCGGTTCCGTTGTGTTTACAGGTCATTTTTGTTCCTTTCCATTGTGGAGGCGGGTTGCTCTCCCCCAAATGCTGGGCGTCAGCACTTGGGGGAAAGGCGGGGGCGCACCCCCGCAAGTCCCTCATATTTTCCCAACATCTCCGGCGATGTGATGGCGCAGCACCCGGCCCCACGGAAGTGACTTCGCAAACGCTCGGACCTTGACGCTGTCCGACTCCGGCTGGTCGCGCTTGCCCAGCTGATGCCAGTGCATTCGCGTATAATATCCACTCTCAGCATAGCACCCGCCGGGTGCTTTCGGGTCGGCGGCGCGCTTGGCAGCCGATCCGTGGTTGATGAATGCCACGATGAAATCCCGATCCGGCCACGCGCAGATGGGGCCACGACTCCCGCCGCAGTTGCTGCAATTGCGGCCACTGTTCTTGTCGGATTTTTTCGAGATCGAGGCCAGCGGACAGGTTTTCACTTTTACGCCTTGTTCCCGAGCCTTCAAATATTCACTCGGCGTTATATTCATTGCCGTTGGCACACCAGCGGCCAGGGATGCCTTAGCGACGGCTAGGCTGTCGCAGCTGTGATTGATCGTCGTGCGGCCTTGCTTGGGTGGGTAGCGGTGCGCCCACCGGCTGCGGTGGAAGTGGGTGAACGTGAAAGCCACGCCGCCTCTCGGTACGGCCTCATAAACGGCGCGCATGTAGTCGTGGTCGATGTCGGTGGCGGCCGCTTGCGGATTGCTGCAAAGGCTGCACGTGCTGGGGCAGCTGCCAAACATCGATGCCCCTCCGGCTCGGTAGGTTGATGAGATCGGGCCGCACTTGCCGTTGCGGCTGATTTCTTGGGTTGAAAGTGTCATAGGCTTGTTATCCTTTCTGGTGGTAGTAACTACCCAAAAACCCGGCACTAAGGCCGGGTTAGTGGGCAAATATCCCGGGCGGGGTTATCGGCTGAAGTCCTCCGCTTCCAATTCTTCGAGGACAATTCGCGCCGTTTTGATCCAGGCAGCGCCATCGATCAAATTGTTCTCCATCGCTGCCAGGGTCTTTTGCTCGTCGGCAACAATGTTTTCGCAAACGGTGCGGACCGAGTGCATGACTAGCATTTGCGCCATTGGCCCAGCCTTCGAAAAATCCATGATGTGCGTGATGCGTTCTACGTTGGTCATCAGCTGCCCCCCATTTTCTCTATGTCAAAAATCTCGCCAACCCGGACCCGAAAATTTTTGTGTCCGTGGTAGCGCACCAAAACGCGATGAAGTTTTCCTCGATCACGAACAATGCCGGACACAATGCGCGTAGCCGTCCGGCAGTCGTAACGTGTCGGGGCGCGGAACGTGATGCGGTCACCTTTTTGGATATCCATCAGCTGTCCCCCTATGATGCGTCGATAATGTGCGCGCGAATCGTCACCGATTCGACGCTGTCCATTATGCTTTTGTCGGCATCTGTAACTGCGGCATAGTGCGCCGTTAGCAGATAGTCCCAAAAACTGGGGTCTTTAAAATCTGTCTTGTACAGGACGTGTGTGGAGTCCGTGCCTTTCAATAAATCTTTGGGTTCCATTTTCTTTCCCTTTCTGTGTGATAGATGCCCGAATGCCCGGCCACCGTTTCCGGCTCCGGGCATGGGCGCTTGATGCGCGATTTTGCAGCGGTTAGGCCACCGCCGCCGTCATCGGCTGGAGGTGATCCAGTTGCCGCATCGGCGCATCGCCTGGGTAATCGACCACGGCCATGGGCGGAAGGTAACCATGTGTCCGCTGGTAAGCGCGACAAAAGGTCACCATGTCCATGTCTTCTTCGAGATAGAGGACGCCGCCGTCATCAAGGTAGGAGTATTGAGAGAAGGCCGACAAGGTCAGGCCGACCTCGACCACCTGGGCGGTTGTGACTTCGAGCCAACCGTGGCCCGAATCGCGATGATATGTGAAGCGTTCAAACATCAACCCCACCGCCTTTCAGCGTCGGCGCAATCGCGCAAGTCGATGGACATCCACACAAAGCAACACATTAAAAAGAAAAATGCGCCGGCCAGGATGGCTGAGGTGATGCCGCCAACGGCGACCCAATGTATGAGAAATCCGGCGGCGCAGAAACCGAGCGCGAGGCCGAGTATTAGCGAGATAATCATCCCGAGTGTATAAGCTGCAATCATGTCTTTGTTTCCTTTCGTTTGTGGTAGTCCGTTTTTTCTACAGGAAAAATTTTCCGTTGTTAAGCATTAATTGCGATTATTGCGGTTTTTTTGTAGGGTTCTGGGATGC